CATCGCGTTGCCGCCTTGACCGCGAGCTCGCGCGCCAGCGCGTCTAGATCGATCTTGGGCCGTGCCAAGCTCTTGGCTGCCCGTGCGAGCTTGCGGCTCACGGTTGCGTGCCGTGCGGCCAGGCCGCGGGTTTTGTCTGCCATGGTTCCTCCTAGGTTGAGCCTCACCCTTGTGGTGAGGCTTAGTGCCGCGGCCTGGTTTGACCCGTCGCGCCGATATCGCGCTGGCTGCGGCTGCTGGTCAGTCGGTGGTGTAGTACCAGGCTCGGTCTAGCCGGTAGACCACGTGAGTGAGAGACTCGCAGTGCGTCGTCGTGCGGACACGTAGACCGTCAGGTCCTGCCCAGCCTCGCTGCTCAACGAGCCACGTCTTGAGCGCGCGGGTGGCACGTGATTTGCACCCTGCCCACTTGACGTTGTCGATGCGCACGAGCACGCCGTACGTCTGATCGCGGTAACACGTGATCCGCTCTCGTGAAGTCTTACGGGCCATCGGAGTCTTCTTTCGGGTCGGGGTGCTGGTGAGGTCAATGCTGCCTGACGTTTGACCCGCTGTCAATATTATCTCACATATTGGACACTCGAATTCGTGTTCGCGCGTGTCGCTACCCGGACCGTCGCGGACTAGGGACTACTGTCAGGCCCCCGCCGTATTTGCCTTCAGTTTGAAACTTTTCTTGTCAGAGAGTCAATACTGTGGTCGCCTTCAGTTTGAAACTTTTCTTGTCAGAGAGTCAATACTGTGGTCGCCTTCAGTTTGAAACTTTTCTTGTCAGATCGGCAAAGTTAATACGTATTGCGCGTTACGTATAGGCGCTACGTGGGAGGCTCGTCGTAGAGTCCGGCAGCCGTCCGGAGATCGGCGGGCCGGACTCGAAAATTTTTCGGCCCATACACCCAAACTTTTCTTGCCAGCACGGCATACGCTACGCTGGTAAACGTGAAGATGTTCAAACGAATGCTCAAACGAATAGGCGTTATCGCCGCACTCGTCGCCGCCGCACTGGTGCTCGTCGTGGTGTCCGCAGTTCCCGCCAATGCGGTGCGCCAGATCGTCGGCAACGGTGATTGCGCTGACTGGGGGATGACCGTCCTCACTCGGGACGGGAAGGGTAAGCACTACAAGATCGCACCGGGCAAGACTGTGAACATGAAGAACGGCAAGCGCCAGATCTGGGTACCGTCCAGGACCCGTGTCTACAAGCAGTCCAACCTGAACACCAAGTCCTGCCCGTCTGGCGCTTGGCGCGTAGCCACCGGCGCAGGGTATTGGGCGGATTTCGGGTGGCGGGGCGCCACCATCGTCTTCAGCTACTGCCCGCTGAACAGCAAGCCTGCCTGCGAAGTCCGCTGATCTTGCCGTTCGGGTAAACTTCGCCGCATGATTGGCGACGAGGACCCGAACGGCGACTTCGCCGGGTTTGCCGCTGCCCACAACCTGAATCCACTGGCGTACGCTGGTCGCTGCGTCAAGTTGACCAGCAGAGGTACGCGCTGCACTCGCAAAGCCATCACAGGAGGGTCGGTATGCACCATGCACGGCGGGAGTAACCCTCACATCGTGGCCGCTGCGCGTCTTCGCCTGATGACTCTGGTAGACCCGGCCATCACAGTTCTCGCCGACGAGATGGTCAATGCCGAGAAGTCCGCGGATCGGCGTCTCGCTGCTGTGGCGATCCTGGACCGTGCCGGTGTCGGACCGAAGGCCGATCCCGACGATTCGCACACTCGGGAACTTCTGAAAGCCCGGATCATGGCGGTTCAGGGCGAGGCTGAGACGGTGTCGGAAGTTCCGGCGACTGAGGAACGACTGGCGATCGAGCAGGGCATTGACGACGCCATGGACGCCGCCTCGCAGTTCGCCTCGCCGTACGCACCGTCACACAATCCGACGCCGCGGTTCGGCTCGCTGACGAAGCCGGAGCACGCCTCGAACGGACACAGCGGGCAGACGGCGCACGGCACCGATCCGCTTCCCCCTCCGCAGATCGTCACTGCGCTTGAAGAGGTCTCAGGAACTGTAATTCCGCCGGACTTCTATTACGACGACGACGACGACGACGACGACGAGGAAGACCAGTGACCACTACCAGTGACGAGCTTGCCTCGCTGTTCCAGTCTTTGACCCGGCCCCAGCAGTTGGCGATCATCGAGCAGTCCACGCCCGCCGAGGCGGACATGCTGAGCCAGCTTCTACGGTCAGGCAACACGCAGTACGCGACGCCGCTGGACCTGCTCAGCGGTCTGTATGACAACTTCGTCAGCCGTCCGCACCTCGACTACCTCTCAGAGCGGCTCACGAGGGCTGTGGAGAAGGTCGAAGGCGGTCAGTCCCATTTCATGTGCGTGTCCCTCCCGCCACGGGCGGGTAAGAGCACCCTGATCAGTACCGGGCTGCCCATCTATTGCTTGGCGCGACACCCGTCGTGGAAAATCGGCTTGCTCTCGAACGCCAAGAACCTAGCGGTGTCCTGGGGGCGCGAGGTGCGGCGCTACGTCACAGAGAATCCGTCCCTCGGGATTCAGGTGGCGCCCGATGCGGGAGCCGTAACTGACTGGCAGACGACCCGGCGAGGTGGCGTCACGAGCCGATCGGTCGGCCAGCCGGTGGTCGGATTGGGCTTCAAGGTGATGATCTTGGACGACATCGTCAAGGACTACGCCACCGCGCACAGCTTCGCCCACCGCGAGGCGGTCTGGAACTGGTATTCGGCGGACGCATACTCCCGGATCGAAGAGCCTGCTCTGGTGGCGTTGGTCGGGACCAGGTGGCATGCAGACGATGTAATCGGACGCGTGCTCAGCGCCGAGTACGCAGGCAACCCAGAAGACTGGGAAGTCATCAACCTACCCGCAATAGCCGATACCGGGGACGTTCTGGGGCGCGAGCAGGGTGATCCGCTCTTCACACCTTTCATGCAGTCCTCCGATCCGGCGGACGCGGTCGAGTACTGGCGCAAGATTAAGCGCAGCGTCGGCGAGTACGTGTGGAGCGCGCTCTACCAAGGCTCCCCGACGCCGGCCAAGGGGCAGGTGTTCGATGCCGACACGTTCCAGTACTACCTGCAAAAGGATTTGCCGACCGCGTTCGAGAAGCGCTGGACGTCATGGGACGCGGCTTTCAAGGGGACGGTGACCTCTGACTACGTTGTAGGGCAGTACTGGGGCCTAGCGGGGGGCGTGGCGTACCTGCTCGACCAGGTGCGCGGTAAGTGGACGTTCACGCAGACAATCAGCAAGATGAAAAGCTTGATCGAGCCCGCGCCGTTCGCGCTGAACGAGGACGTCCTGATCACGTCGGGCGCGTGGGCGGACGCCAAACAGCATCTTGTGGAGGATGCAGCGAACGGGCCAGCCATCGTGGACACACTCGGACAGTCGATTCCGGGGTTGAAAGCGGTGAAACCGGACGGGGACAAGGTTGCGCGAGCACGCTCGGTCACTCCGCTGTTCGAGGCAGGCAAAGTCAAGTTTCCGTCCCCTGAGGAACGCCCATGGGTCAGCGGGCTCGTGTCGGAGTTGAAAGCGCTACCCTCGGGTAAAAACGATGATCAATGTTTTCACCGTGATACCTTTGTGGAAACTCCGAAGGGTTCGGTACCGATCATAGAAATAAAGGTCGGAGACACGGTTTTAGGCGGTACAGGATGGGTAGAAGTTCTAGCGGCAAAGATGACGGGCGTACACCAAGTAATAGAGCACAACGGCTTGGTGGGGACGGTGAACCATCCCATTCTGACGCAAACAGGGTGGAAACCGTTAAGTGCTGTGCGGCGTGCAGACAAGTTGTTGTCCGGTTTGAGGCGCACGGCTGGTGTCGAGCGTGCTATAAACGATGGTACAAATGCCCTGAACCCAGACCAGACGTACCTCCTGAACGAAAACTACGCCCGGCGGGAGGCAACAAAAAGCGGGATCGCCTGCCCTGCCGCGTATGCGGGAAGCCGCGCTTACCTCAGTCGGCCTCTGAGATGTGCAGGCCTTGTTGGTTGCGACGAGACGCCGTCACTGTGGAACGTGTCGTTATGTACGGAATCGAGTTTAGACGTTACCCGAACTCCAGTAACGCCGCCCATAGAAGATACTTTCGCCCAGGTACGTCTGATGTCGAGCGAGGAATCGACGCCTTGCATAGAGAAGTGTATCGACGGGAAGTTGGACCGATTCCGCCCGGATACGAAATTCACCACCTGGACAGCGACACAGGAAATAACACGCCAAGCAATCTTGTCGCCCTTACACGTGCCGAACACAGAGCACTTACCGTTACTGCCTGGAAAGTGCGAGGCGGGTCATGGAGAGATAGAGGCGCTATGCTTGCCCACTTGGAGACTATCCGCCCCCTCGCTGCCGAAGCCCGCAGGAACCTGCGAAACATACAACCTGACAACCAGTGACGGCACATATTTCGCGAACGGCGTCTTGACACACAACTGTGACGCACTGTCTCAGGCGTTGCGTCAGGTGCGAATCAAGCGCCCGGGAGGCACTTCGGTGGTCAAAACCTGGCTTCACAAGCGTCTGCCGGGCATGTAGACGTGCTAATGTTGCCTACATGACAATAATTCTCCTTGACAGCAAACCAGCACGTGTCAGCCATGACAGCGCCTTCCCGACTCACTCGGTGGATCAGGCACGTGTGATCTATACCGGTCATCATCTCTACGTCGCGACCACACCGGATCGAGGGCGTACGGTTTCGCACGTCTACCGATTCGGCATTCCGGACACCGAAAGCCTTGACTATTACGGGCGATATACCCGAATTGCGGGCTTTTCCTGGTCGAGTTGTGGGTGCTCCAGCAATTGGCACAACCACACCGCCGAAGAGTTGATCGCCCTCGGGGATTCGTACGCCATGCAGGATGCGGCCGAAGCGCAGGCATAGAACGCGCAGTTGCCTGTATAGTCAGGTACGTGCCGGGGTCTCTGATCGAGCGTGTCGCGCAAGCCTTCAGTTTGCGCGACATCTCTACGTCTCCGGCACCTGGGGCTGATTTAGCTGCTCGAACCGCTGATTTCGCAGCTTCTAGCTCCCCCGTGGGCAGTTCTGCTGTCTCCAAAGCTCTCAACAACGACTGGACGAGCGGAAGCACCACGGGAGCACAGACGCTGTGGCGTCTATGGCGTGATGTCGGTGAGATCCGGTACAGCACCAACGAGCAAGCGAAGCTCCTCCAGCGTGTCCTCTGGGACATCACGATCAACGGTATGAAACTCACCACCGAGGAGTCTGCGCTTCTATTGAAGAGTCTGTGCGGAAACGTGAAGACTCAGGCCATGCAAGCGGGACTCCATCTTCAAGTGACGGGTGCATACACGTTTTGCCGCCTCAAGGAGAGCCAGGGCGGTAAGTGGATCGTAGTTCCGCGACCCGCGTCGGCGTTCAGTCGCAAGATCGAGGACGAAGCATCTGAGAAGATCACTCTCGGCATTCGCGACCCGTACTACATGGACAAGTACTGCTCGACGGTTGACGCGGCGAAGTCTGTAGCTGAGGAGATCCTCCTTGTCCGGCTTCAGTCTCGCAGCACTACGCGAAGCCGGATCGCGCAGACTAACACGCTTCTGTACCCGGTTGAGGCCGTCAACGACCCTGCGCAGTTCGAGGCCGATCTCGTAGACACCATGACCGCGCCCATGACCGACGAACGGTCCATGCAGGTCGCGGTACCGAACATCGTCCGGTCGAGTGGCGAGTGGATCGACAAGTGGAAGACGCTCGACCTCACAGGTCCGATTGACGAGAAGCTGACCAACAAGATCGAGCGGCTTATCCGGCAGTTGGCGGTTCAGCTTGATTGCCCTCCTGAGTTGCTTCTCGGCATGGGCGAGTTGAACCACTGGTCTGCGTGGGCTGTCCAAGAGGACAACTGGACCACACACTTGCTGCCACTGGCGGATAGCTTTGCCGAGGCGCTTGAGCACGCCATTCGCTCGATGTTCGAGCTTGACGGCGCTGTTCTTACCGACGTGACGGTGATGCCGAATCCGGCGAACATTCTCAAGCGCCGTCCGACCGTCCCTGACGTACTCGCGGCATTCAATTCCGGACTTGTCAGCGGCCGGTGGGCGCGACTACAAATCGGTGCGACAGAGGACGACGCGCCGACGCCGGATGAAATTGAGCTTAGACTTGGCCGAAAGAACGTTAAGGACCCGGAACAACAGGCTGAGCCGGACCAGAAAGGTGCCGATAAGCGTGAGCAGCAGCGCGGCAGCGATCGAACTGCATAACTATAAGACGCGGCAGGCGCTCGCGGCGTTTCGGCGTGCCCGGAAGAGTGCAGCTGGCGGGTCTGGGGTACCGGATCGCCCGAAGCAGTCCAGAGGCCGGATTCCGAAGGCTGAGGCTACGACTGCGGGACCGTTCTACGGACTTGCGATTCCGTACAACACCTGGACCGGCGACGGACGCTACATCACCAAAGGGACGCTTACCTGGGGTAGTGAGCCGATTCCGCTGATCTTCGACCCACAAGACGGCGACCATGACGGCTTCATTGTCGGGCACATCGACTCGATTCAGCACGATGATGCAGGTGTCCAAGTCAGCGGCTGGTTTGTGGACTTCACTGACGCTGCCGATCAGGCTCGCGTCCAGCAGGCCAAGGACCTGATCTCGCGTAACGCCATTGGTTGGAGTGCCGCCTTGGACGATACCGAGGCCGAGGTGACGCTCGCAGCGGAAGCGCGAGATCGGTACCGTGAGAATGATGACGGCTCGATCACGATCCGTGTGTCGAGCCGCGACATGTCCCGGGTCTACACGAACGGCCGCGTGCGGCATCTCGCACTTGTGGACACGCCCGCCTTCCCTGGCGCGCGACCGCGCCTCGGACTTGCTCCGGTGACTGCGTCGGGGATCGCTCCGCTTCCTAAGGCGAACTTCGCTGTCTGGGAATCGGACAAGCCGATTCCATTGCAGGTCACACCAGAGGGCCGTGTCTTCGGCCATGCTGCTGGTGATGGAATCTACCGCAATGGCACCGGCACCGGTCCTCGGTATTCCCGCGACCCTGACCGGGATATGCGGAACTTCCACACCGGGACGGCTGTGCTCGACAACGGCGAAGTGATCCGTGTCGGAGCCTTGACATGTTCCGGGATGCACGCCGCTGCCCGGGGTCCGGTGGAGGATCAGCGACGGCACCACGAGGACAGCACCACGGTGTGGGCAAAGGTCCGTGCGTGGAACGACAAGCAGGGCCGACTGTGCGTGGCGGGAAGCGTGATGACCGACCTTCCGGCGGCGGAACTTCAACAGACGGCAGGGTTGCCGCTCTCGCCTGAACTCTGGCCAGTGCCCGGCGTAGCCGGTCTCACACTTGTTGGCCTGCATAGTGTAGTATCACCAGCGTGGCCTGTAGCATAGGTCAGCGAACTCTTAAGGAGATTTAATGCTTCGCTTCGATGAGATCGTCGCACGGGTCGGCAATGCCGATAATCCGCCGACGTTCGCGGACCTGACTGCTGCCCGCGCTGCGGGCGCTGAGATGTTGCGGACCGCAACTACCCCTGGCGCCGACTTCGACATTGAAGCCGCCCGGGACATCGCGGAAGGTATCCGCGTGATAGACAGCGCGCTTGCGGCCATCCAAGAGGCCGAGAATGCGGCTCTCGCAGAGGCTGACTCGCTGCGGTCGTTGCTGGGCGACAATGCACCTGACCCTGTCGTCCCGGACACCGACCCTGCACCTGTCGTGGAGCCTGCGGTCACAGCGTCTACTACTCCTCTGATCGAGCGACTGCGGACCCGTACCGCCATCCCTGTCGTGGAGCCTCCGGCACCCCGTGCAGTGGATATCCGTGCAGTCGGTCCAAGCCAGGGATTCGACCTGAGTCCGGACGCTGACGTGGCCGAACTAGGCCACCTCTTCGCCACTGCTGCGATGCGGGTCACCAACGGGCACCAGCCGTTGGTGCGGATCACCAAGCGGTACGACGAGGCGCGGACACTGAACCACCAGAGCGACCTGAACGTCCGCAAGATCGCTGACGTGTTCGGTGCTGCCGGTCCGCTGACTGCCGCTGGCGGGTTGTGCGGTCCGGGCGATGTGGACTTCACGCACCCGGTCTTCGCGCAACAGGGCCGTCCGGTCCGTGACGCACTGACCGCGTTCAGCGCTTCTCGCGGCAAGGTTACCCTTGGTGCTGCTGTCAGCATTGCTGACACTAATCCGGCTGTGTCGGTCTGGACCTTGACTGACGATCAGGCGGCTGTGACCGGCTCTCCGACCAAACCTTGCCCGCGCGTGGAATGCCCTGAGGACATCACCTGTGAGATTCAGGCTGTGCCTTACTGCATGACCATCGGCAACATTCAGGCCAAGTTCACGCCTGAATACTGGGCCGCTCGGTTGCAGACCGTCCTCGCCAGCGTGGACCGCAAGGCGGACCAGTTGCTGCTTCAGCAGATTCACGCGAACAGTGCCGCTGTGCCTGCTGTCAGCGACGGCGGTAACACCATCACCAGCTTCCTGACCGCGCTTGAGCGTGTCATTGCTGGCGACCGTGAGATTCAGCGCAACACTTCCGGCACCTACCAGGTCATCGCCGATGCCTGGCTGCTCCGGCAGATGATCACCCAGACCGGCTACAACCTGGGCGGTAACAACCGTCTGGACGCCATCCAAGGGTTGCGTGAGCGGATCAACGGTTGGTTGTCTGACATGGGTGCTCAGGTCGCGTGGACCTTCGACGGTACCGTCAAGGACACCGACAAGAGCCACAACATTCAGACTGCCACCAGCGGCGCGTGGCTCGCGCAGAGCACCCTGTACGTCTTTCCGGTCGGGTCTCACCTGTACCTGGACGGCGGCACGCTGGACCTCGGTACCAGCATCACCGACTCGGCGCTCAATGCGGTCAACGATCGCCAAGCGTTCGCGGAGATCTTCGAGAAGTCCTGCTTCCGGGGTATCTCCTCGTACCGCATCCCGCTGACCGTCGCCAACAAGTGCGGCTGCTGATATGGCTCGACCAGTCGCGGTTGAGCTTTCGCTTCCCGTCCGTCCCGGGGGACTTCTCGATCTTGCGCAGAAGTTCCCCGGCGGATGGGAGCGCGGTGTGGCATTTCAAGACTCCGCATGCCTGACAACGACGCTGGTAGGTGAGTGCCCGCAAGTGACGGGTCTGGCGGAATACCAGCGCCCGTCTGTCGCGACATTCACTCCCGTGGTTGTGCAGTCCGCCGTCAAGTGCTCAACTATGGGCAACGTCGATGTCGGCGCACTCGCGGGTAGCGTAGCCGCGGCTACGGCTGACTTCGCAGTGTCCCGGGAGATGCTGACCGGCGAGATCAGTGAGCGGGACACCCCGGACGACAGTCCGTTCGGGCCTAACCCGTCCCTGGTAGGTGCGGCGCAGGACCTCGGCGCGACACACACCACGCTCGCCAAAGCCTTGGCGTGTCTGGAAGCGACTATCGCTGAAGACACTGAGGGCCGTACCGCTGTGTTGCTGGTCGGCTACGACTGGTTGACGTACGCAGTTGACGCTCAGCTTCTACGTTGGGACGGCAACACGTGGCGCACTCCTGCCGGATCGTTGGTGATCCCGGCGTCCGGCTTCGACGGGCGGGCTCCCGGCTCTACAGAGCCGCCTGATTCCGGCGATGCTTTGTATGCCTACGCCGTGGTCGGTGTCTGGGCACAGTTGGGACGGCAAGACTCGTTCGACTACGTCAACCGCGCCATCAACGACCAACTCGCAAGAAGCGATATCCTTGCGTTGTTCGCGTTCCCCACTTGCGCGGTATATGCCGCCGCATCCACAGTCGCAACTGCCTGTTAGGAGACACCTGTGACTCAGCAAGCGTACAAACCGTTCAAGGGCCGTACGATCCGAATCACCGTGATGGATGCGTGTTGCACGCCTCCGGCGTCCGGCACGCAGGCCGCCATCGGTGTCTTCGACTCCTATCTCACCGTGAGCTTGGAGCCGAACATTGAGGAAGGCGAGCGCGCTTTCGAGCGCAAAGCCAACGGCGATGTCTGCCTGAACGAGAAGGAAGACGATCTTCTCCAGGACATCGCGGTTACCGTGACCATGTGCCAGGTGCTGCCTGAGGTTGTCTCGGCCATGACCGGCTGGCCTGTCACCCGTGACCCGAGCAGTCAGAAGGCCATCGGCTTCGACTTCCTGGAAGGGGCGAGCGACGGGTCTACCGCGTTCGAGTCCTGGACTGGCGTCAGCGGCATTGATTGCGGCGAAGGTGCGAAGTACGGCTACAACGTCTTCCCTTGCGTCAACGGCTGGATGATCTCCGAGGCCATTGAGTGGGGCGGCGCAGATACTATTGCGCAGATCGTGCTCAAGGGCACTGCTTCGAGCAAGCACGTCTGGGGTAACGGGCCGTACAACGTCCAGAACGGTGTAGGCGCTGTGCCCGGCCCGTTGGTGGACGAGCTTGCCTCTGGCGCCTTTGGCCGGACCATGGTTGTCGATATCGCGCCGCCTTCGGTGACTGACGGTATGGTGCCCGCGACTGCGGGTAACGGCTATCTGCACCCGCCGGTCTGATGACCGACGCACCTTGCGGCTGGGACGCTGAGCCGTGCGAGGACTGCTGTACTGCGGCGCAGCAGTCCTCGCTCTGGCCGATCCTGTCCGGGATGGCGGTCAATTTCTTGTGGAAGGCGACCGGCAAGCAGTACGGATTGTGCGAGCGGACGTATCGTCCGTGCCGTGAAGACTGCGGGAGCTACTGGGGGAGCCTCCCGTTTCCTGCTCGGGTCAACGGCCAGTGGGTCAATCTGACTTGCGGCTGTCTGCGGGGCTGCTCGTGCTCCAATGCTGACTTCGTAAACATTCCCAACACAGACTCCGTGGTCGCTGTGAACATTGGCGGTGAAGCTCTTGCACCGACCGGGAACGTGGTTGTCTACAACCGGCAGTTCGTCGCTCGGGTGGACGGCTTCCTGTGGCCTACCTGCCAGAACCTGAACGCACCGCTGGGTGAGCCTGACACTTGGTCGATCACGGTTATGGAAGGTAAGCCGGTGCCGGACGGCGGGGAGTGGATCGCTGGCGTGCTTGCGTGCGAGCTTTCAAAAGCATGCGCCAATGACTCTACCTGCCGTCTTCCACGCCGTGTCCAGACCATCACGCGTGAAGGCGTCACGGTCGGCTTCCAGGACCGCTTCGAAACGCTTGCAGATCTTCGCACAGGTGTCTGGGAAGTCGATGCCTGGATCGAGAGCAACCGGACCACGAGGTGGCGAGACGCCGCTATCGTGTCGGTTGACCGCCCCAGAGCGAGGACAGTGACATGGGCTTGAGCTATGTTCTCGAACGTCTGCAAGACGCATTAGTGGAACTGACTACAGGTGTGCTCACGGCGCTCGAACCTCCTGTATGCCGGGTGAATCTCGCGCTAGGGCCTGACCCGACTTGGGACTCTTGCGCACAGACCTGCTCCAACGACGCGGACGGCCACCTGTGGGCGACTATCGTCGGCACAACGGTCGGCGACACCGAGCAGTGCCTCAACCACAAGGCTACGGTCCGGATCGGAATACTCCGCTGTGCTGCCGTGATCAGTGACAGTGGCGAGCCTCCGAGTGCGGCCGCCGTTTCCACCGACGCCGCGCAACAGGCTTTCGACGCTGACGCAATCTACACAGTCATGTCGAGCGATGCCTTCAAACACGGCTTCGACCTTGTAGGGTGGTCACCGCTAGGTCCAAACGGCGCGTGTGTCGGCGGATACTGGGAATACACCTACACGATTGGCACGTGCATCTAATGGCTACGATCACCTTCCGGGTCGGACAGCCCAGAGGTCTCGCCCATATCGAGGCGAAGATCAATGCCCAACTGTCTATGGCCATTGCACAGAAAACTGTGGACCGGGTCAAGCGCCGTGTCCCGCACCCTGCCGCGCAGTCGCTTCGCGCGGTCGGCGTCAATCAGTACGTCGCTGACGTGACTGGTCCACGAGGCGGTCCTGGACGGGTCTACGCGCGCCGCGCTAAGGCTCTGCGGTTCGTGTGGCGGGGCGGAGTCCAGTACTTCAACAGCGTGGACGGCGCAGGACTCCTGCCGCTGATCACAAGCGAAGCCGAGAAAGTAACCCAATACGACGCCGACGCAATCGTGCGTTCGATCAAGATTTAGGAGATTCGACATGAGCAATGCACCGAAGTTGGAGACCGACAAGCCGAAGAAAAAGAAGATCAAGGATTCCGGAAAGACGTTGAAGATCGGCGATTCCGAGTTTCCGTGGACTTCCCCGAAACTGTGGTTCTTCATCGTCCTGTCTGAAGCAATGTTCAGCGCCGATTTGACTGATGAGGGCGCAATGAAGCTGTTCCAGTTGCAGGTCAAGTTTCTGCGTTCTGGTCTTTCCAAGAAGTCGTGGAAGGTCATTGAGGCTCGACTCAACGATCCCGACGACAAGTTGGACGTGACCGACTTGTCTGACGCTGTGCTGAACGTCTTCGGCGTTGAGGAAGCCTCAGTCCCTTCTTCGTGACGCTACGACTGCTCAGCCTGCTCTCTGAGAAAGAGTGGCTTGGGCGGATCGTAGCGTTACGGATCAAGTACGAACGCCTCACGCTGCGGGAGTACGTGGCGTTGGCTTATCACTTGCTGTATTGGGAGCTTGATCCCAAGGACCGTAACAGGCATCAGATGTTGCTCGA